TTCAGCAACTGGGCGACGGAGCCGTTGTTGATTTCGATATGCTGGTTCACGTTTGTGCCTATAATTACTATGTGAGTCGGGGAGCTGTGGAAATTCGGAGTCCACAGGCTTGTCCGGCCATGGTTCGCCGTGGCCGCTCATGGATGGAGGGACGTCCGGCCTCCCTCCGACTCATTTAATTACCTGCAGCAGTCCACCCACGATCCCGCCTTCGATCTTTTCCAGTAGCGGCTTGAAGGCTGAGACGATCATGTTCAGCACCCCGTCGCGCTTCTTCACCTGGAAGTCGAACTCCACCGCCACCTTCTGCGCCCGGCCGTCCGCTGCCGGCAGCACGTAAAGCAACTTGCCGCTATTCACGTCGTAGAGCACCTGCAGGGGGCTGACCAAGGCGTCGAACAGGCCGCGCCACTCCTCCTCGGTTAGCGCGTCTCCGGCAGCTTCGTGCCGCCGGGCCTTCTTCCCGACCAGCAGGCTGTCCTGGACGGCGATCTCGGCGCTGGCCGGGATGACGCCCTGGTTCGCCTGCAGCCAGTCGAGGATCTCTGGCTCGATCGCGCCGGCGATCGCGGTGCGGCCGCGCTTGACCGGGTCGGCCAGCACCTCGTCGACGAAGCCTTGGTACGCCTGGCGTTGCTCGGCCTGCAGGACCGGCTGCATCGCCTGGTACAGGCGCGAGCCGATCGGCGACGCCAGCCGCACCAGCCGGTCGTCGATGAGCGATCGCAGGGGCGCGTTGGCGCGCGCACCAGGTGCGTAGTCGAAGCCCTTGTCGATCCCGACCGGCGCGCCGGTCTTCGGGCTGATCGCCTGCCAGCCTTCGGGCGGCTCGCCTTTCCCGGCATCGACGGCAGCCTGGTAGGCGCGCGCGTCAACGGCGACCACCCTGCAGTGACATCCCCAGCCGTTGGGCGGGAAGTGGGTCGTCCAGAACGGGTGATCGTGTGGCAGGACCAGGCCATGCCAGGACACGTGTAGGGGCCGAGGATGCGCCACGCCGTCCGCGTGGACGTACTTCCAGTAGGGTTTCACCTTCAGCAGCTGCTCGTTCTTGAGCTGCTGCCAGCGGCCGGCCGCGTAGCTGGTCGCGCTGTTGGTCTGGTAGATCACCCGCGTGCGCCAGGCTTCGCCGGCGGCCGTGCCTTGTCCGGTCCAGCCGGTCCAGCCGTGCTTCTGGACGATGCCCTTGAAGTCCTTACGGAACCCTTCCAGGCCGCTGCCGGTCTCGATTCCCCGCTGCACCGCAGCGCGCAGGTCGGCCAGCAGGTCGGCATTGGCGGCGCCGGCGACGACGAACGCCCGATCGTGCGCCGAGCGCATGATGTCGTCCCAGCGCTCGGTAGGGAGGTTCAGCTTCGCCTTGAAGAACGCCAGCTGCTCTTCGAACGGGGTGTTCTTGCCCACCTGCAGCGGCATATCAGGCCCCGTCCTGCACGTCGACAATGCCCTTGAGTTCCGCCAGGGCGAAGGCGGCGGCCATCAGCTTGACCAGCTGCTCCTGCGGCTGGCCACCGAACGTCTGCAGGAGATCCCGCTGCAGCGCCGCCAGGTCGGCCGCGCCGTCGACCTTCGCGCCGATCACGTCGAGCAGCTCGGCCCACGTGGAGCCAGCCGCGCCAGCCAGCTGGTCGACCACTGCAGCGGTTGGGTCGACCGGCGCCTGGTCGCCGATCGGCGGCACGTCGGCCGACAGCTTCGCCTTGCCCGCGCCACCTGGCGCCGGCGTGGGCACGGTGCCGGGTGTGGTGGATTGCGGTTCTTTTGGCGCCGTCAGCACGGCTTCGCCTTCTTTTGGCAGCGGGATCTGCAGCTTCTCTTGCGCCCAGGCGACCGGCACCTGGACGCCAACTGCGACCAGTTTGGGCAGAGATTCGGCGTAGGCCGTCATATCTTCCGGTTCCGCCATCGGGAACAGCAGGCGCGGGCAGCGCCGCAGCCCCTCAATGCCGCTCCGGTTCATGACGATCAGCGGGTACAGGTAGTCGCGGGTGATGGTCGCGGCGACCTGGCGGGCGTCGCTCGCGCAGATGTCGTGCCGGACTTCGTTGTGCACCTTGCCCAGGGCGTAGCTCCCGCCGCCCTTCTGGCCGGTGTCGGCCGACAGCGTCTGGCCCAGGATGCTCTTCGACTCCGACCCTTCGGCCCACTTCATCATCGCCAGGTGCGCCGAGTCACCGGAGCCGCCGGTGATCTTCTGGATCTCCAGCTGCATTTCCTGCGGCATGATGGCGCGGGCGTCATGGCCGAGCGCGGTCACCGCGCGCATCAGGCTAGCCTTCTCGTCGGCCGTCGCGCCGGCGTGGTACTTGCCCACGATGATCGGCAAACCATAGGTTTCCAGGAATTCGGCGAAGTCGCCCAGGGCGTACGCCTTGTACAGGAAAGGCCAGACCAGGGTGCGGAACAGGCCCATGCGCCCGAGGTAGCCGGTCTTGGCTTTTCCGTGGGTGTGCATGATCCAGCCGAACGGCTGCAACGCCTCTCCGTCCATGGAGCTGCTGCGCAGACGCAGCGACGTGCGAGCTGTGTTCAGGCGAAACCACTCCTGCGGCCGTGGGTGGATCGTCGGGAGCAGCTCGCTGCCTTCCTTGCGCCATTCCAGCTCGACCGGCGCGAAGCCGTGGCCGACAGCGTCCATCAAGGCGAGGATCAGGTCTTCGATCGGGTCGACGGCGTCCTGCAGGGCCTCTCGCGCCCACTCCGCGGCGGCCTTTTCGGCGGCGGTAGCGTTCCTGGGCGGGACGATGTCCCAGTCCAGGCCGGCGACGGCGCTCTTGCGCTTGTCCATCTCGGCGCGCATGTGGCCGTCGCGCTCTTCCATGTCGGCGAACAGCCGGTGTTGCTCGACCAGGTTGCCCTGGTCGGCTTCCTGCAGGGTGCGCGCCAGGCGTGCCGGCGTCAGTCCGCCCAGCATGGGCGTCAGGTACTGGTTCTGCAGCTCCGCGATGTGGGAGGTCTGCGGTTCGTCTAGGACGGCCCGGTCGATCGGCTTCCCGTACTGGTCAAGGATCGTTGTCACATCATTCTCCTGGATGGCGAGCCGAAGTCGTCGTCGCGGCCGCCGCCGCCGAACGATCCGCTTCGGGCCTGGGTTTGAATCTCGTAGGTGCCCATGCCCCGCGTGATGGCGATATGCCACAGCAAGTGCAAGGCGGTCAGCCCGTCGTAGTGGTGGTTGGTCTGTGGCTCTGGCCAGGTATCCAACTCGGACAGCAACTGGGTCAGGCTCGCGTGGAAGACGAGGCCGGGCATGATCGGGTCCGTGACGTATGGTTCGATCGAGTCGATGCGCACCTCGGGCGCCACGGTGGCAGTCACACCGACGAGCGGCAGCGGCACGCCTTCGCGCAGGCCGGCCAGCATGAAGGTCTGACGCGAGTGTTCGTAGGCGTTGTTGTTTTCGAATGCCCATGCCAGGCAGCGAAACTCGCGCTGCACGCGGATCAGGTCCGTCTCGAGCTTGGACGGCACCCGGCGCTTGATTTCCGCGTGGATGACGTGCAGGCGCTTCATCCGCTGGTCGAGCCCGCCGACCAGAATCGCCGAAGGGTCGGACTTTTGGCCTGTGCCCATGGACGGGTCGCAGCCGCCGAACATCAGCCATTCGCGCGAGCGCTGTACCCAGTACGTGATATGGCTGAAGATCTTGTCTTCGTCGCTGCGCGGCTCGCCCTGCATTTCCGTGTCGAACGCCTTCTTGGCGGTCGCGCGCTGGCGCATCAGCCAGAACAGCGTCCGGACGCCTGGCCAGGAGATCACGGCGCCGGCGTCCATTTGCGTCTTGTTTGTCACGTAGAACCGGAACGACGGCAGCTGGTCATCGGGCACGACCTCGCCGCGCTCGGCGGCGTCCTGGACGACGCGGGCGTCGTCGTTGCGCATCATCTCCTCGCACTTCGCCCACAGGTCCATGCCCTCGGGCAGCTGCTCGATCGCCCGGAAGTGGTGGACGACGTGGCCGATGGTCTTCTTCGCCCGGCTGATCGGATCGTCCTTATCCAGGATCGTGCCGACGCCGCAATATTTCACCGAGCCGTCTGGTGGACCGAGGTAGTCGATCGCCTTGGTCAGCCAGGTCCAGCGGTTCTGGCGCTCGGTCGGGCTCTTGGCCTCGGCGTCGGTGATCAGGTCGTCGCCCAGCAACAGCTTCGGGCGGCTGGCGCCGTGGAAGGTGCCGCGAATCGCTTGCTCGGCGCCGAACGACTCCAGCTTGACGCCGGTCCGTGTGACGCATTCGCCGATCTTCCACATCGCCCCCTTGCCGCAGGCCTCCGGGAAATCGAGCGCCAGGGCAGCGTTGCCGGTCAGCTCCGTCTTGACGACCTCGATCAGCTTGGTCGGCAGGACCGTTTCGGCGCCCAGCAGGATCACGTAGTCGATGAAAGCCGGGATCGTGGTAATCCCGATCTCCTTTCGCACCTCGGCGCGCTGCAGCAGCGCCTGGATCGCGACCCATGTCGGCCCGATCTTGGTCAGCATCGACGACTTGGCTTCGCCTCGGGGCGCGATCCACCATTCCTTGACGCCGCCGGCCTGGCCGAGCAGCTGGGGGAAGCGTTTGCAGAACTGCGCCTGGAAAAGCGACGGTGTGCCACGGATGTGGTGCGGGAAATAGGTATAAGCGAAGAACTGGAAGTCGCCGGACAGCACCCGGCGCCGGCGCGCGAGGATGGCCACGGGCGAACCGTCCAGGCCGGCCGCGTGCGCCTCGATGTCCTTACGTAAAGAGCTGACCAGGTCGGTCAGCTCTTGGTTAAATTCCTTTTTTGTCAGTTCTTTGTGGATCATTTGGCACTCGCCAGAATCTTGGGCAGGACATCACCGAAGGGCTCCAGGATCTCAACCAGGATGGGCGCGTGCCGGGGGAACTTGTCCTGCACGAACTCGACCAGGCCGCGCACAACCGCCATCGCGATCGACAGCGAGTTCGCTTCGGGCAGGAATTTCTTCATGGCCGACATGCTCTTGTGGATGTTGTCCATGAGGCTGGACAGCAGGTCGACCCGCTGCACGGCCGGCATCTCCGAATCGCCCTTGATGAGGTCGAGGGTGGCGTTGAACTGGACGAGCATCTCGGTCAGGATCTGCTGGGACAGCTGCTCGATGTCGCCACCGCTCAGGCTCGACGCCGTGCGCATGCGCTCCCAGTCGTCGCCTTCGGCCGCAGCCGCGTCGCGCCACCGCTTGGCGGTCGAGTACGACACGTCGACGAGCCTGGCCGCCTGTTCCAGGGACAGCCGATCGAACACGTAATGCTTGCGCAGCTTAGCGCGAGTCTCTGCCCCCTTCGCCATTACAGCCCAATCTTCTTCTTGAGCAGCTCGATCAGTGCGCTCATCGCCACGGCCGAGCCGATACCGGCAATCACGCCGTGACGGGCAGCGCCTTGCTCCAGCGCCTCGATGCGCTTCGTGTGCTCGGCCACGGTCTTGGCGATCTGCTCGGGATTCGCCACCTCAAGGCTGCGCAGCCGGGCGTCGTGCTCGTCCAGGCGCTGTCCCAGCTTGCGGTCGACGCTGGCGACAGCGTCTTCGACCCGCTTGAAGGCGTGGCCCTGTTCGTCGAGTTTGGCCTCCAGGCGGCCGAGGATGCGCCCGAGGTCGTCGTTGCTGATTTGCATGCAGTTCCTTCGTTGGGTCAGCGGCGAGCGCTGTTACGGTTGAAATGTTGACGCTCGCACAGTGCGCAGCGCAGGCACCCAGATACGGCTTGGCGACGGGGTTCGGGAATTTGGAAGCCGCAGCCGACGCAAATCGCCGGGCCGGGGCCGCGCGCCGCTTCGCATGCGGCCGCCAGCTTCGCCTCCAGCTCCGAGCGCGCCTGGCGAGCTTCGATCAGGGCGGCGCGCTCGCGCATCTCCGCGTCGGTCGCCTCTTCAAAAATGTCCGTCACTCCGTCTCCTCGGTGCTGGTGAACCAGTCGATCCAGCCCGCCGTCCTGTTCTGGCAGAGCACATAAAGGCGGGCGGCTTCGATGTAATTACTGACGGCGTTGTCGCCCGGCTTCATCTTCGGCAGCGGCGGGCACTTCACCATCAGGTTGGCCTGCGGCCTCGCTGTCTGATTGCGCGGCTGCAGCGTTCCACTGGCGCAGGCTGTCAGCGTCAAGCACACAGCCAGCAGCAGGGTTCTTAAGTTGGTCGGCTTCATAGTCGGATCGGATTCGTTGGAAAGCGGTGTCGGCCTTGGCTTGGGCCTGCTCGGTGCGGACGCCGGCGGCGAGCGCCTTGCGGTCCTTCCGGTCCTTCTGCTTGGCGTCCTTTCGCTCGGCTTGCACCTCTTTTGTCACCTCCCGCGCGCCCCGGATGTAGTAGCCCGAGGTGAACCCGCACACGCCCACGAACAGGGACCACAGCAGAGCAATGGCTGCAATAGTTGCCGCCTTCATCGCGGGCTCCGGGTGCAAAGTGCCGCGCCCCAGGTCAGGTAACGCAGTTGGTGGGTGAACAGGATCGTGCGGGGGTACTGGCGCGAGTAACTGAAGTTGGCGGCACTCTGGCCGGCGTTGATGTCCTCGGTCACGCCAAACCAAACGCCAGGTGCGCGGGACTGCCGCTGGGCGCGCTGGACGTAGCCGAGGCCGGCGTTATATCCCTTGAAGGCGGCGCCCCAGCGCTCGCAGTCGCTGTCGCCCTGGACGCGGGCCAGCATCCAGTTGTTGAACCGTACTTGGGCGCGCATCGACCAGGTGGGGCTGTATGGGTCCGGCACACCCAGTTCGGGGAACAGGCGCGCCACCTGGGCGGCCGTGGGGTCCATGAACTGTGCCAGGCCACGGCCGTTGTCCCAGGCAGTGACGTCGGCGCGGCAGCTGCTCTCCTTCAGCAGCTGGGCGGCGAGGGCCGGCACAGGGGCGCCCAGTCCAAATACGGCCTGGGCCTCGCGGGTCAAGGTCGCGCGGTAGCGGTCGCACGGATCGGCCGCGTAGGCTGGTGCGGCCGTGCATTTGCTCAGCAACACAGCAGCCATGCCGATCACGACGCTACGCGGAAAACGCTTCATCACAAGCCAGTCCCGAGGGTGTACATCGAGCCGAAGATAATGATGGCCCGGCGGATCATGACCAGCGGATGGGAGTCTTGGCGGATGCGGTCGCGGAATGCTTTGCGGTCGATCCAGTAGCCGGCGTAGCCGCCCAGGGTGACGTGGCCGAGCTTCCAGATCAGGGTCTGGACCGGACCGGCGTCGCCGTGGCGCATGAGCAGCAGGGCCGAGGCGTACAGGACGAGGGCGACCAGCAGCCACTCGGCCATGCGCATCAGGTCGCGGCGCTCGCGGGTAAGAGTATCGGTGGTGCTTTTCACATCGTCCTCCATGGAAATTAATGACACGCGGAAACGCGGCACGAAGGGACTTTACGGGCGGAAACGACTCTGACCACAACTGACAGATGTCAGCAGTGGGGGGAATATGGGATGGGGGAGGAGTACGGCCTTGACGCGATCGCGTCAGGCCGTTAGAACAAACCGAGCTGGCGAACGTCGGTGGGCTTGACGGTGCCGGTCGTCTTGAGGATGCGCCAGACGCTGCGCTCATGGAGATTTGGGCTGTAGTCGAGCACGATCTGATTAACGGCCGCGCGCGCCGACAGCTTCTCTTCCATGGTCAACCGGTCAAACTTCGCCAAAATATCACGGTTTCTCAAAATAACAAGAGCCCGCCTGCAGGTGGCGATGGTGACCGGAGTGTTACCGAAAAACTTGATGATCTTCTCGGCGGCCTCTTTCCCAACCGCCGCAGTAAGCTTGGCCAGACAGGCGTCGCTCCGGTAGAGGTAGAGGGTTGTGCCGCCGAACCGGTCGACCATGCGCAGGGTCAGCGGCAGGCCAATCAGGGCGATCAGCGTCCTGACGCTTTCCGGCAACGGGGACAGGTCAGCGTCCATCGTTGCCTCCGGCGCCAGCCTGGCGTTTGCTGCGGCGCTTGGCGTCGATGGCCAGCGCCGCGACGATGCCGCCGAGCTGCTCTTCGTTCAGCCAGTCGACCTTCTCGACCTGGTACATCTTCTTCGCCATGGAATGAGCGTAGTCCCAGGGACGGCCGGCGGACGCCAGCTGCGCCTCGATCTTCCCGACCAGGGCGGCGCGGCCGGCAGCAGGCTTCGGGCGCTTCCCTGGGCTGGCCTTGGGCTTGAACCCGGCCTTCTCCAGGTGCTGCAGCACCTGGGCGGCGCCGAGCGGGGTCAAGTCCTTCGACGAGGTCACGCCGCCATGCTGCTGCAGCATGGCGCGATAGGTTTCGTCGTCCAGGCCCAGATCCTTTTTGGCGATGTGGATCTTGGCGAGGGTGGGATTGCGGGGCATTTGTCACGCCTCCAGTGCGTAAATGCCGGCGTCCCTATCGGTCGCCGCTGGGGCGGTCGCCGCCAGGGCTTCCCGAGCCGCTTCAACTGTCAGCAGCTCGATGGAGTCGCAGACCTTGGTGAGGTGGTTGATCGCAGCCTTCCCCGTGGCCCAGTCGGGCAGATACAACGTCAGCGAGCCGTTATAGACCGGATCTTTCGCGACCTTGCGCTTGCCGAGGACTTTCTCAGCTTCCCTTCGCTCGGTCGGCGTAAGGTACGGACGGACGGACTTGCGCAGGAACTTGACTTCCGGCGCTGCGTTCTTTTCACTGCTCCAGGCGCTGTCGAACTTGCCGTTCACGTAGGTCATCACTCGGTATTTGATGCCGCCTTTGAAGCGGCGGACCGCCAGCGTTACCACGTAGCCGTCGCACCGCAGGTTCACACAACTCCACGGCAGATTCAGTGTCTCTACCAGGTCGTCTTTTTGCTCTTTACTCAGTTTCATGAATTCTCCTTGGCTGCTCATCGGTACCTGGCAACCACGCCAGGCAGACCGACCGCTGTCACCAGCGGCCGGTTTCGCTTCAGTAGTTCGGTGTCACGAACACCACGCCATGGCGCCCCTTGTGCCCGTTGTTCCGGGCGCACCATTTCAGCCACTGGGCAAGCGCATCGTTCTTGGCCTCCTGGCCATCCAGTTCGGGCACCCCCGGAACCAGGAACGTGCCCTCGTTGGCACCCCGGCCAATGCGGGCAAGAGCGGCGATGGTCCCGGTCAGGTATGCCTTCGGCCCGTTGGCAATGAGGATGGCTCCCTCCGGCAGCGCATCTTCATTGCCCGTTTCGATCAGGCCAGACGACCAGCACCACGCGATCTGGGACCGGATGTCGAAGAAGGAACGGCAGCTGCAGCGCGGGCAAACCCGCGCCCAATGGCCGTCTCCGACAACCTGCAGCTGGCGTTCGGATTCCTGATGCTTGTTGCGGCAGCGGGTACATTGGACCTCGATATCGCTGGCCACCTGTGCGGTCTTGCTCATTGGTTCCAATCCTCCCAAGTGAAGTCAGGGCCTTTGCAGTGCGCCCGAGGGTTGTTCTGATCGTCCAAGATCCGCAGCTTGGAACGCTCGTTCAGCGCGACCGCCAGTTGGGCCGCGCGCACGCGGACCGTCGGTTCATCGAGCCGGTCGAAGTTGCTGATGTGCCGCCAGCTGCCGGCGTCGTTGATCTGCAGCTTCATACGGTGGCCATGTCCAGCGAGATCGGCGCGTACTGCTCGGTTTCGCCGACGCGCTCGTAGAAGCGGACGTACTGCTTGCTGCCCACCACCTGGACGGATTCGCCGATCGCCTTCATGGCCTGCTGCCAGCGTTCGTCCTTGATCTCCATCCGGCGCAGCGCCAGGATGCGACCAGTGTTCAGCTTGCCTTCCTTGTCGGCGTTGAATGCCTGCTGCACCAACGCGATGAGTTCGGGGCTGCTGCCGGCGCTCCAGGCGGCGATGCATTCATCGATCAGGGCTTTCGCCGCCTGCAGGCGCTCGTCGAACGCGATGCGGTCGGCCGTGGCGATCTGGACCTTGTAGCGGCCATCGAAGCTGAACAGGGTGGTGTTACCTTTCTTGCCGCCGACCGAGACCTTGTACTCCTCGGCCGAGAGCTGGACGAAGGCGCCGAAGTCGCCGAACACCTTGCTCTTGAAGGTCTGCATCTGGCTGCTCAGCGTTTTGGCCGCGTTGACCAGTTCGGCCACCAAGCGGTCGCGTTCCAGGTCGATCGGCTTGATCAGCGATTCCGGCACCAAGTGGCCCTGGGCGTTCTTGCGGTGGCCAGCCGGGATCACGTTATTGTCGTTTTGTTGCATGGGTTCTACTTCCTTTCAGGTTGTAATCAGATGTCGGTCGGACCGATTGGAATCGGCCAGTCGCGCGGCGGTGCCACCGGCTCGGCCGGCTTCTTGCTGCCGTCGTGGCTACGGTCGGGCTTGGGGATAAGGGGATCGAATGCGCCCACAATTCACCTCAGTGCGTGACCGCCGTTGCCGGCTTGCGCTCGCCCACGTGCTTCTCGATCAAGGTGTCGATGAGGCTCAGCACACCATCGGTGCTGCCGGCCTGGCGCGCGATGACGATGCGCCCGACTTGCTTCGCCATGTCGGTCAAAGTGGCGGTGAGGCCTTGGCGCTCTTGGAGGAGACACTGCACGGCTTCCTCCAGCAGCTCGTAGCTAGGCTTCTCTTGGGCAGACAGCGCGTCGTGCAGGCGTTTGGACCAGTGTTCTTGGTGGCTCATCGTTAAATCTCCTCTTTGTTAGACAGGTGGTGGTAGGGGTTAAAGCGGTTCGAACCAGGTGACCAGGCAATCGCGCAGCTCCACGCTACAGTGCCGGTATGTGTCGTCCACGCGGCGACCCGTAAAGCCGCGCGCCTGGGTGATCAGCAGCCGAGCGGCGGCGCCGTCGACGTGGATGGCCGGCATCCGACCCTGCAGGTGCGTCGTCATCGGCGGATGACCGTTCTGGCGGAGCCAGCGCGACATATCGTTCGCTGCCCGGAGGCGGGCCATGAAGTCGGCGTTGAAGGTCTTGGAGCTTTGTTCCTTGACGTCGACGTCGACGACCACCGGCGCGCCGGCCGGACGGAACGAAACAACCTGGGCAGTACGGGCTTGCATGTTCATGGCTGCTTTCCTTTGCAGTTGTTTTGGCACTGTTGGCATGCGCGCCAGTGGGCCATCTTGGTTGGGTGGTGTGTCGGTGCCCGTTGGGTCGAGTACTCGACGCATTGCTCGATCGGCAGCTGGCCGCCCAGGTACGGGCAGTCGACCACCACGGCCGGCTCCAGCACTTCGATCGCCTTCGCCGCGATCTTGTCCGTGTTGCCGGGGTAGGTTCCCGACAGCACCAGGCTGACGGTCGTGCGGGAGTAGCCCAGGCGGTCGGCGAGCGCCTGCTTGCTGCTGCGCGCCGCCTCCTGGTGCATGAGGCTGAGCCAGCGCGGTTCAGAGGTCGTCGTCATTCTTCGGATCTTCCTTCCAGACGACCTGGCTCAGGTTCGGGTCGTATACCTGCTTCGTGCGTTGGATCATCGGCGGACGCGGGCCGGTGTACTTACCCGGTCCCAGGCGATACCGCGCCTGGACATTCCCTTTGCCGAATCCAAGGCTTCGTACGTCTGCCACGCGGACCAGATAGCCGGCACCGTAGAGCGCTCCGATATACGTTTTCGCGGTCTCCTGACTCACCTTGACGCCAGCAGCCTCGGCATGCGCGGCCAGCTCGTTGATGTTGAACTCGCCGATGATGCGCATCGAACGCCACATGGCCTCGGTGCCGAGTCCCTGGGTGACCTGCTTGCCGTCGCGGGTCACGCGCGGCGCCTCGATCCCGTTGTCGCGGACGATCGTCCATTTCGCGTGCCGCTGGATCGCCTTGCCGTCGACCTTCTCGCACTCGACGATGCCGGCGCGCTCCAGGGAGATCAGGTAGGTGAACAGGGTTTCGTCGTCGACCTTGGCCTTGCGAGCGATGCCATAGCAGGTAAATGGTCCCGCGTGCTTGCGCATTGCTTCCCAGGCACGTTGGCGCGACCCCTTACCACCTACCAGCTCCATGTGCGCGGGCTTACGGCGGCCGCGCTTCTCGCTTTGTTGCTCCATGCTCATCGTTACACCGTCCTACGCTTCGGCGCGTCGCCGGTGTACAGATCGCGGTCGCCCCAGGTGGCTAGCGTCATCTCGGACTCGGCCTGGAGCATCGCTTCCTCATGGATGCGGGTCAGGTTGACGCAGACCCGGCGGATAGAGCCGTGGGCCATCTCGACCACGCGCTGCAGGAGGTCGTCGGCGATCGCGACGCCTGGGCAGTAGATCGGGGCCAGCTTGCGCGCGTCGTCCATCGACGCCGGCAGGGCGGGAATCCAGGCCAGCACGCGGCTGTGCATGCGCTCCCAGCGCTTCATCTTCTGCGGCACCTGTTCCTCGCCGACCAGGAGCAGCGTGCCCTGGCTGCCTTCGTAGATGTCGCGCACCAGCTCGACCATGCCGTCCTTCTTGAGACAGTGGTCGAACTCGTCGATGATGAGCGGCCGACCCGAGGCGCCCAACTGCTCGCAGACCATGTCGAGCATGGTCGGGATGGTGCCGGCCGGCTTGACGCCCATTTCAAACAGGATCTTCTCCAGCAGGGTCTTGCGGTTCCAGGCGCTTGCCATCTGGACGTAGTAGCCGCGCATCATGTTGGCGATCGCCGAGCAGACAACGGTCTTGCCACGCCCGGCCTCGCCGTACAGCACGCCGATGCCGGGCAGGCCGTTGGCGCGGGACTGGAGTTTCTCGGCCGCGACAGCGACCAGGTCGAGGTTGCTGATATTGGCCACACGATTGACCGGCTGATTCGTAGTCGTCATACTCTGGTTTTCTTTCTGTTCTGGTGCTCGCCGTTGCAGCGGCGGGCGTTAATCAAGCGGTTTTTTTCAGAAATGCTCTGAACTCGGCGGACTCCTGATAGGTGTTCCGCCATTTTTTTTGCTTCTCGCTTACCAGCGCCTCCTCGCTCAGGTGTTGAATTCGTTGCCACTCGGCGTAGCGCTCGGCGGCTGTGGTTGGGACGGTCCAGACGTGCTGTGCTGGGATCGAGGCGATCGCGACCGCCGGCGTCGGCGCGGCGATCGGCGTCACCTCCACCAGCTCGGCCTGGCGCGCACGCTCTGCCAGCTGGGTCAGGTTGATGCTGCCCATCAGTCCAGGAATGCTGATGCTCTGCGGTGCCTCGATGGCCGGGGCTCCACGGCGTTCCAGGCGTACCTCCACCAGCTTGTTTTCCAGACGGCGTTCACGGCCGGCCTCGCGTTTGTCCCTGGCGCGCTCGATGACCGACATCGGCATGTAGTCGCGCTTGTTGCCGTCCAGCTCGGCGTTGCAGATAAAGCGACCAGCCTCGTCGTAGACCCACACCAGGGCGGGGTCGTGGATGTCGTAGCCGACCCGCAGCTGCTCGGTGTGGAACTCCTCCAGCTGGCGGGCGAAGTACTTGTTCCCGAACAGCTCGATCTCGCAACGGCGAACCGTGCGCAACACCTGCGGGCGGAACAGCGGCCGTGCCTCGTCGTCCGTGACCAGGTGGGCGGCGACCCCTGCCGCTTCGGCGCGTGCCCATGCTTCGTTCGGCGTCATGTGGCGGCGACGGCCGTTCTCTGGATCGGTGACCTTCGGCAGGGAGCGGTGGGGCCGGTTGTTGTACTCGGCCACCTTTTCCTCGCAGAAGGCGACGAAGCGATCCCAGGCCATCAGCGGCATCGCCACCGCCTCGCCAGCCGCGTTGGCCAGCGCCTTGCGGGACAGCTTGAAGATCGCCTGTTTGGCTTGGCGGTCCATGTCGCGGCCGATGAAGCCGGGCAGTTCCTTGGCCGCGTTGACCCAGATGGTCTGGTGCAGCTTCTCGATGACGCCGCGCGCTTGGCTGTTGTAGGGCAGGCTGTTGATCATCTCGATGCCGAGGCGAGCAAGCAGGCCGGTGCCGGTGTCCGTCATCAGCTCGTTTTTGTAGCCCGAGCCGTTGTCGACATAGAACACGGCAGGGATGCCGCCAGTAAGAACCGCGGCGCGCAGGGCGTCGAGCACCGCGAACGCGCTTTCGGCCAGGCCGACCGACCAGCCCACCGTCTTGCGAGTGGCGATGTCGACCACCGAGGTGATCTCCGGGCGGAACGGGCGGCCGTGCATCGGGTGCTGCACCTCCGCGTCGAAGGTGTGGCCGTCAGCGCTATAAATGTCACCCGGCAGCAGGCTGGCGAAATCGCGGCGCACGAAACCCTTGAGGCTCTTGATCTCGCGGTCGCCCATACGGCCCAACTGCAGCGTCACGTTGCCGACCTTGCCCAGGAAGCGGCGCACCTGCCAGATGCTCGGCGCCTGCGCCTTGTCGTCCAGCGCCTTGCAGAACTCGCGGTAGGCGTGCTCGACCGTGGGCTTCTCTGGCCGCTGGTAATGCTCCAGGAAGGCTTTCGCCCAAGCCGGCACCGACATATCCGCTTCGCGCTTCTTTGGCGCCAGCATGCCGGCGCGCTCGTACTCGACGAAGCGTAGGACGCTGCGCTCGGACGGCAGGCCATCCGGGCTGGGGCGGCCCCGGCCGTCGCGTGCCATCTTGAGCATGGCGACCAGCTGCTCGCCGGCTTCGCCCTTGCGCGCCATCTCGATTAGTACACGCGCAGCCTTCTTCATCGGGTAGCCCGAGCGGTTCATGAGGGCTTCAAGCGCCAGGAGAACACCCTTGCGAGCGTCAAGCTGCAGGCCTTGGCTTTCGGTCACGATCAGCGGCAGCTGGTCTTCCGGTTTGAGCGCCAGGCGCTTGGCTGGGACTACCGCCACTACCTCGCGCGCTGCCTTCTCTTTGATCGCCTCAATCACCTCTGCGGATGGGGCATATTCGCGGCGAGTGCCACCGACGCCTTTCACCTCGATGAAGCACCAGCCTTCACGCTCGGCCTTGGCGCGCATGTTTGCCTTTGTCTCGGGCAACCCTGGAAGGCGCAACGCGGCCAGCTCAGCAGCGGAGTAATGGGTTTTGACGACGGCCGTGTTCACTCGTCCCCCTCAAACAGGTCAAGCTCAGGGGTTCCTGCCTTCAACACGTTTTCGCGCTGATACGCCAATTGCACTAGGGTGCCGGTGATCGCTGAAACCGTTTCGTCGACGTCGCCTTCAGACTCGTAGAAGCGGACCAGCTTGGACATGGCATCGGCGAAGGCGCCTTGAACTTGTGCCAGCTCGAGGACGCCTGCTTTCTTTCCGGAAGGGATCGTCACGACAACTTTGTCGCCTTGTGCCATACACAGGTATTCGCTTACGAACGATTTACCGCAAAACGTTTCGAACTGGCGGATACGGTTCAGCGGCATCGACGTGTCCGAAAGCCACCGATAGAGGGTCTTTACCTCTACGCCCATCAGGTCGGCCAGCACCTTGATTGGGCGTCGTTTTGTAGCAGCGAATTCGATGCACAACTCCATAGCTTCGGAGAGGCTCGATGCACGTGCTGACTTCCATTGTTTAGTTCTCATTGATGCTTTTCCTTGTCCGGGAAATTCCTTTGTGGCAAGCCGGGTCGAGATTGCTTACCATTGCTTCACTCATCAGTTGGACGGTTGATGGGTTGCAAGCACGGCTACTGGTGTCAAAACTGGCGTAAAATTGCGCTTTGCATATCGTTCGGGCCAGATCTCTTCCGGTGCAACGCCAATCGCTTCGGCGATGATGCGTTCAGCCTTGAGATACGGTCGGTCGAGAGCGGATTTAAGCGTAAAGGGGCTCAATCCACTTTGAACGGAGAGGGCGCGAAGCGACCATCCTGCCTTGTGCATTGCAGCCACTACATCCGCCCTATGCCAGTCGGCCTGGGCGGATTTTTTAATGCTATTGACTACACTCATTGGTGACCCCTGTTGGTTCGGTACATGAGTGGATTTTAGTGGATGGTAAGTGGATCGTAAAGGGGATTTTCAACAATCCTCTTGGCAAACCACTCTTTTCTATGGGTAATTTCCATAAGTCTTTGATTTATGGGGAATTTAGTTTGTTGGGGCGGCTGCGGAACTGGACGGACAGCCAATCCGCTTTTTTATGTGGGAGTGGATTGTGGAAGAACTACTGAGCGCACAAGAGATTGCCGAGAAGCGTCTTCCTGGCGTTCCGACTACTAAGGCAGCCGTCCATGCGATGGCGAAGAGAGAAGCCTGGTACTTCGAAGAGCGCACGGGCGTGGGCGGCACCAGGCGCGTCTACCAGATCCCCGCACGCTATCTGCCGGCGAAGTCGAAAGGCGCTGAGCTGCATGAGATGTCGGGCGGACGTTATCGCGCTTGTGATGGTGGCTGGAGCGATCCAGACGAGGCAAAACGCCTAAGTCGCCCTGGGGCAGCGGGGGCCGTTACGGTAGAGCAGGACAGGGACGCCTACGTCACAGGCAAGGCGGGCGCGCCTACGGCCATTGCGGCCGGTACGAAGGCAGACCCGGAGCTATTAGCTCTTGCCGTCCAGGCCGTCGAGGAATGGTGCCAGGAGAGCGGTAAAACGCTAACGCCTGGTCGAAAAGGCTCGGTTGCAGCTGTCCTTTATGACTATCTGGCGAGAGGGGCTGGTGCTGACGATCTTAGGAAGTTTCTGCGCGCGGTCGGGTAACCGTGGGAATGTGTGATTTTTCGTTGCCTTGCGTCAACTAGACTCAAAGATTTGCACCATGACCAAGCAAAGCATCATCGCATCACTCAAGCAAATCCTCCGTGAAGCCGACGACACCCCCTGCGGGAATTGGGCGAACGCCAACCTGGCTGTTCGGGCGCAGGCGCCAGCTCCCTCGGCAAATGATCCCTCATACCGCAGCGACCGCCCGAAATCTGGTCGCCTCAATGCCAAAAAAAGCGCAATAGCGGCCTGAATCGGCGCAAACGCGACTAATCGGTGCCAAAACCATCCCAGCCCGGAATTCATGCTAAGTGTTTGTTCTGGCTGGGTTTATTGGGTTTCTCGCAGGACCTTACCGGGTGACAATATGCTCACTCCCCCACACTCGAACGGGAGTTTGAGCGCCTCCGCACCCAGCCAGTCCCGGCGCAGGTACAGCGTCGAACTACGATAACTGACCAAGATGCCGGGAATATCGCAATGGCTATGCTGGCGTCATCAGCACAGGTAGACGAAGAATTGCGGCACGAGGGGCAGATAGAGTTTCTCTCGCATCCTCCTCAATTTGGACCCAGCGTGACCACGCCTGACAAGGATGCTGTTCGAATAGCTGCGGCAAGAGGGGATTACTCGGCATTCACGGATATCGTCAACGAGTGGCTCATGGGTCATGGGTACGACTTGGAGCCGGGTTCGCCCGACTTCCGCAAGGTCGCCCGAGAGTTCGCCAAGGCCACACAGCAGAAGCTCGAAATCCAGCGCAGACGCAACGAAGGTGAGTTTGTTGAGTCGCCGCTCGCGCCGAAGGTTGAGACGGAAAGAGCATCGCCCGTTCTGCCAACTGGCCTGTCTACGCCGAGCCTTGGAGATGTCGTCAGCCACTTCTTAGGCAATTACGATAAGACTGCTGCTATGTTCAAGAAGCATCAAGCTGCGCTTGGGCTGTTCCTTGAGTTCATTGGTAACGTTCCGGTGTCGGGCATCCGGCAAATCGACATCGACAACTACTTTGCAATGTTGTGTCGGCTTCCGCCGAGATGGTCCGATGAGGTGAGGCGCAAAGGCATCTCGGCCAAGAAATTGGCGGAACAGGACCACGAAGTCACGCTCTCACCGAAGACCTTTGAATACTCCTACATGGCATCCATACGGCCATTCCTGGCCGAGGCAAAGCGCTTGTTCGGCGATAGTGGCTTCCCTGAGCGCCTTACCGTCGAGGGTATCAAGTACAAAGGCAGCCAGAAGGAAGGGGCGAAGAAGCAGCGAGCATTCCGCAAAGATGAGCTAAAGCGTCTCTTCGGGGGCAGCGAGTATGCCTCGTTCGCAGCGGATCCCGGCAAGGCGGCTGAGTACTGGTTGCCGCTGATCGGTCTCTACACTGGCGCGCGTGTCAATGAAATCTGCCAGCTGAATCCGCAAGTCGATATCCGCGAGGAACAGGGGATTTGGTTCTTCGACTTCACCGAGGAGTCAGCCGCCGATGCGCGCGTGACGAAGAGCGTCAAGACCGCCGGGTCACGGAGAAAGACGCCGATCCATTCGCAATTGCTGGAACTTGGCTTTCTGTCTTACGTGGAGCGGATCAACAAGCAGGGAGCAAGCGTCCTGTTCCCTTCATGGGTGCCTACGCGTGGAAGAGCAAGCCCGGCCGCAGAAGATTGGTTCCGTGAGTTTCTTCGAGAGACTGGCCTAAGGGATGAGACCCACGGGCAGACACTGCTGGGCATGCATGCTTTCCGCCATACCCTTCTGCACTATGGTTTCAACAATCATATTGCCAACATCGAAGTCATCACAGGTCACGCGGGAGATGCAAGTCGGGTCGTGCGTGGATGCCGTGGGGAAATGTCGTTGCCAAACAAGAAGGCTATTCTTGAGCAGTTGAAGTTTGAAGTGAGGCCGCCAGTCAGGTCGATACCCTGAAATGGCTGTGATTAATATTTGAGGTCAATTTGAAAAAAACTGTCAAAGCGTTCCTGAGTCCAGAGCATTTCGATAACCGGACCAAATTAACGCCAATAGGCATCGCTTTTAGCGAAACCATCAATGATGAGTGGCGACGATCGTTCTATTTTTCGCCCGACGGCTGGGAGGCAACCGAATCATACTTGGATGGGATTGCTGATCGAACGCCGACTAAGGTGATTGTTAATCCTGATGGGCTGTCAGCAGTCGAATTAACAACCATCCTTGAAAGAGCTCAAGCCGACCATATGCCTGATGAGCCTATACAAATACAACATGGTATCCCGGCAGCTTTCGAACAGTGGACACGAGATACTGAGGAGCATGTACGTGAACATCAGTGGCTAACTGTTGTTGCATACGAGCAGGAAACGGTTATCGGTTATGCCGGGATGGAGGTGAGCGTTGTTTACGATACGGATAAAGGAGACGCAACGCTCTTTATTCAGGCGGAAATGGTGTACGTTGTGCCGAGCAAGCGAAAACTTGGCCATGGGATTGATCTCTCAATCGCTTGTGGCGTTATCTGCTCTGATCTCCTTAGCGCGATCTACAGAGCTGCGCCGAGTGGAACTTTGCTCAATTGTTCTGTTTATGCTGACTATGAGTCGAGTGGCGGTAAAGCGTTTACGCTACAGCTCGTAAACGAACTCAGTGTTGCGATGGACAACCTTAGAGAAATGGGCGGAAGGAAGTCCATCCGGTTCGGCTCGGTCAACCTTGATGCTGGTTACTAAGATGCTAATCGGCAGGATAACTTAAAATACTTGCCCCTTGCAGCCACATCTTCCCCAAGATGATCTGCGGCTTTGGCTTTTTTGCCAGAAAACTGGAACAGGGGTGACAGCAATGACGCCCCAGCCAGCACTCCGGCTTTCTCCAGAGTCTTCACATTGCGCCTGACATTTGCCGCGCGCTTGTTATGTAGTCGTGCATACCACTCTACGAGGGTGTCGACATCCGGCGTCACTCCTCGACGATGATTCCGGAATAGAAGTATGAACGAGGCCAAGCTTCTAACTTCACTGCGGAGGGAGTCTAGTACAGCTTGTCTCCTCAATACGCTCTCCCCGAGGTGAAGCGTGGGCCAGACCGCAGGGTTGTTCTTGAGGTGGGAGGCCGGGACGATCTCACCGGTTTGAAGGTCTACATACTCGGTAATCACTGGGGCTTTGTACCGTGTGACCTTCTGGCCGTTGATTGTAATCGGAGGGCAAACGGTACGCCACTCTAGGGAGGTCGATATTGGTCGAAACACCAGTTCTGGGTTCCCGTCCTGATAGTACATATCTGAGGGTTCATAAGTCATTGATTTAGTTAAAGTTCAGTATCTTGGGAATGAGCAATCTGCTCGTTTTATATAAGGTTATGGTGTGATCGGCAGTTCAGTTACCGACTGCTCCGACAGAGACAAGGACTTGGTCAACGCTCTTAGCGCATTTGCCAGCGAATAGGCTATTTGCGCCGCATCGTCGAAATAGCAGGCAATCAACTCTAGGATGTCAGGGCATGCAAGCTCAACCTCGTCACGGCTTAGGTAACGCAAGCAGTCCCTCAGTTCAGATAAGACGCGATTTTTCTCGAGAATTAATTCAAATGGCGGCTGCTTATCAAGTTTAATCAAGTTTGCTGCTTCAACAGCTTTTCGAGCTATCTCAAGATAGTCTGGAATTCCAAAATGCTCAGGGAAGGAAGAGATGGGGTTTCCGCGTTTAAAGAAAGTCAAAAATTCTTGAATGTTCATAGTCATGATTTGTTTGGATTTAGAGGTTTCACTACAGTAGGGATATCTATGGGAGTGGTTGAAACCCTTGTCGGGCGTAGATTTGTTACCTATATTGTTGGATTAGTACCCTCGCTTCGTCTTCTGTTCTTTGAACATCCATCGCACTCACTTGCTTGGCGTAGAGATCAAGAGCACGGCGGACGAGGATGGTTTGGCTAAAGTGGCGCCCCGATGCTTTTTGAAGATGGGTTCGGGAACGGTTCAGTGCTTCGGTAAGTGACTGCTTTAAGCGAGTCTTGATAACTGTCCCGTTGCGTCCGTACTGAATCAGGACACGATCTTTGGAGACGTCTTCTGGTTGATCTGGTGGCCTGCCTAACAATGGACGTACAGTGTCCTTACTGGTGGCGACAGTGTTCATTTGCTTCAGGGGTCCTTGTTGTGTAGATACTTTCCCAAAACCGATAGCCACAGACGGACGCTGGACTATCGTTGGGAGACTGATTGAGGAAACCGTGCAGGCTGCAACCTGGACGGTAAAAATGAAATACCCGGACTGCTCCAATCGCGGTAGCCAGCCCGAGTTCTTCCGGAGTGTGGAGGCGCGCCAACTGCCAGTCGCGGTCAGGTTGGCTGCTTTCTCCTATAGTGCGTCCAATGGGGAACTGCCGGTGGCGGTCAGTCCGGCTCATCTTCTGCGTTAGAACTTAAGTAAGCGCCAACTGCCAATTGCAGTCAGGTCGGCTGCTTCTTCCTATAGTGCTACCAATGGGCCAACTACAAATGGTGGTCAGCGCGGCTCATCTTCTGCGTCAGTAATTGAACAAGAGCCGGCTGCCAAGGGCGGTCGCGGCGGCTCAGTTCTTTCTATAGTGTTTGAAATGGGGCGCTGTCATTGGCGATCAGCGGCTCATCTTCTGCAGTGACGCGTGAACAAGGACGTCTGCCAGTGTCAGTCAAACGCCTCCTGGTCATTCTAAAGTGTGGGGAATGACTACGAGAAAGTCCGAAGCCGCATGATCGTCTGACGGCTTGTGTCGAACTGACGGGCAATCTGGGCAACTGGTACCCCCCCGGCCAGCAACTTTCGGGCTTCGCTCTGCTGGTCCTTCGACAACGCCGATGGCCGTCCGAAAGTCTTCCCTTCAGCCTTGGCCCTGGTCAGCCCTGCGTGGGTACGTTCAATCAGGAGATCTCGCTCGAACTCAGCAACTGCATTGATCACTTGCATGGTCATTTTTCCAGCCGGACTCGCCAAGTCGACACCGCCGAGAGCAAGGCAGTGGACACGGACACCAAGCCGCTCTAGGTACTCCACGGATGACCGAACGTCCATCGCATTGCGACCTAATCGGTCGAGTTTGGTCACAACCAGAACATCCCCATCCTCCAGCTTATTCAGGAGCTTTTTGAAGCCTTCGCGCTCCATGGCCGCAACTGAGCCGGAGACGGTCTCAGTGATCGTTCTGTGGGCCGCCACAGCAAACCCTGCTGCAGCAATCTCGCGGATTTGGTTCTCGGTGGTTTGGTCGGAGGTGGATACTCGGCAGTAAGCGAAAACTCGGGACATCAGAAACTCATGAGTGTACGGAAAGGGAGTCCGAATCGTAGTGCATGTACGAAACGTTTACAAGTAGACTTTCGGACAGTGTTGTAAACGGTGTACGGAAACGGACAATTTCGGACCTTCAGCAGCAAATGGTCCAGCTCGGTTTGAATGGCCCTGAAGTACCGGTTCCAGATAGATTGGTCGAAGCTGTAGCGAACTATTGCCTGCAGAAGGATGCAGTGTTCGACTCGGACATACCCATCTGGAACCTCGGCATTAAGAGCGGCACGCACTAGAGCCGAGCGAACCTTGGCGTATGAAGCTCAGCGAATGGCTACAGACCATCGTTCCCCTTAGAAATCCTGGAAACTTTTATTGTGCCACCATCCCGTCAGGCTTGCTTGTACCTACGGGGGAGTGAGTCAGTGTCGACTCGTCGAGTGGTCTTTCAAATTTTTGTAGTGAAACTTTTTAGTTGCGCAGTTAATGCTGAAAGTCTGGACCATGCTGGTGCAGACCTACGCCTACCGTTGTGACTTGCAGGCCAAAACGCCCGTTGCCGAACAGACAGTAGTAAAATGTTGAACACCGAGTAAAGTCATGAGCAGGAGGTTTTCGGTGCTACAAAAAGAAGAAATTGTTGACACATTGCAGTCTTATCGAGATCGCCTAACGGGTGAAGTTCTTCAGGCGTACGCGACTCGTGGCTCGACCTATGGCAACGAACGATTTGCCGCTTGGAGGAGAAAATTTTCAAAATTTCTGGATGATAATCTTCCAGGCGAGTCGTCTCGACTGAGTTCAAAACTGCACCATCTCGTCTATTCGATCCACGTTGGAGAGAGCGATGCTCAGCGTTTCTGGAGAACGGATGGTGAAATTGTCGCTTCGTTCATTGATTCTCTAATAGTGGACATCCAGGCGGGTGAGTACGAAGCGGAAACAAAAGCCGAGGCAGCTAGCGAAGAGAGTGAGCAGATGAGCAAAGAGCATTCAATTAATCAAAACCGTGTTTTCATTGTTCACGGCCACGACGAACTAGTAAAGACCCAAACGGCGCGATTCATCGAAAAATTGGGCTTTGAAGCGATCATCCTGCATGAGCAAGCGAGCCGCGGGAAGACCATCATCGAAAAGATTGAAACCTACACGAATGTAGGCTTTGCTATCGTTCTCTATACTGCCGATGACAAAGGGAATTCTAAAGGGGAAGCGGGTACGGGGCAGCTAAACGACCGAGCGCGGCAGAATGTAGTCTTTGAACATGGTTATCTTATGGCGAAGTTGGGCCGCGACCGTGTCGTGCCATTGGTAAACGGGCGTATTGAACTCCCTGGTGACATTAGTGGCATGGTGTATGTCTCGGATACGGACTGGCAAATCGACATAGCAAAAGAAATGAAGAGTGCTGGTTATCCTGTCGACTTCAATAAACTGATTTGATCAATCTAGACATTTAGGCGAAATCCGTGGCTCGGCGGGGCATAGACAAGGCTTATGCAAGAGTATTCTATGTCGACGCTATGAGTGGTGTTCGCTTCCTTCATTGGCCGCTTCAGTAAGAGCCTAGTCGGGTATGGCAGTGGCTCCTCGTTTCCGTTCATTGCACTCATCAACTCGAAGGACCATCAGTGGCGAACAAACGTTCAAATACAGAGGCACAGGCTATTGGAAAGCCTGAACTCTCCCCAACGAAAGCAGCTCAGCTTTTGCGAAAGCACGCAGAGGCCGGTGCTGAGCTAGTAGGTCCACATTTCGTCAATAACGATGCATACTCGACGTGGATTATGGTTGCGAGGAATTACTTAGAGAAGGCATTCGGGAAGAACTCGCCAAACATTTCCGCAATCGTTGACGTTGGCCGATACGGGGCCTTTCCAATGCATGCAGACGAGCAATGGTGGGGGCGGCGCCGTGCGGAGAACCTGCGGACTCAACTTGCTAAGCTGGGCGGACTAATCGAACTGCTTGATACAGAAGCTGAACTCCAGGAACAGCATGTCGTAGCTCAACCATCGGGACCATTAGGCCACCGCATTTTCCTTGTTCATGGACATGACGAGGGTATCCTTCACGAAACCGCACGCTTCCTTGAGACGCTTGATCAAGAGGTTGTGATACTTCGTGAACAGCCCAACCAAGGTCGCACAATTGTCGAAAAGTTTGAGGAATACGCAGACGTTGGTTTCACTGTGGTCTTACTCACGCCGGATGACCAAGGTGGCACACGGAGCATGTCGTTTGAAGAACTTCGACCGAGGGCACGACAAAACGTAGTTTTCGAGCTGGGGTACTTTATCGGCCGGCTCGGTAGAAATCGGGTCTGTGCACTGTACCGTGGCGGTCTCGAAATGCCGTCAGACTATTCTGGTGTCCTATACATAGAACTCGATGACCGTGGCGCTTGGCGATTGCAACTTGCAAAGGAACTGCGCGCAGCGGGCTTACCGGTTGACATGAATAAGGCGCTATAGAGGAACGGGCACGGTGCCGTAGACTCATTAAGCTGACGAGTAACAAAACATACGGGAGCCGAAGCGCAATCGTAACGTCTCAGCGGCAATCGATACGTCAAAAGTTTTACTGTGATAATCTGATGAGCCACCTCGAATGGTAAATTAAAGCTCAAAAAAACGAGCAGAGGTGCAGTGACGTCATGCAACTAGTTTGAAGACGTCTTTCTAGGAGTTTATGTGTTTATATCTGATGCTGATGTTGAAACGGCGTACCGAAAATTAAAGAGCTACGTATATTACGATAAGACTGACCTCAGGTTGCGGACGCGCCTGGCCGCGTTTGAGTGCTCGAAGGATTTCCTGGATAAACTTGAGTCCGTTAAAGAAGTGCTTAATTCTGATGAGCCCACGGTTGAGCCAGGCTTTCAGCAATGGTTAAGTGATGTGAATTTTCGCATCGTTCCAAAGAAAATTCGCTCCGAGAGTGACGACGAATTCAACTGTGATGATCACCACGGTAAGTTCATCACGAACGTAACAAGCGCCAAGACTATTCATGTCGATAAAGTGAATTACTTTTTCGATGGGCCAATTGAGCTATACATTATCTCAGTATTGTGGATCATGATTGAAGGTCGACATTTGGACGCGCAACTTTTTCCAGAGTGCTGTGGGTCGAGATTGTCTGAGAAGTTACGTAATGAAGGTGATGAGTCACTTCAGTTATTCAGTAAGTACCATGAACAGTATGCTAGATGGCGTGATACCGGTATTCGTAAAGCAAAGCAGCTTTTAACCGATGAGAACAAAAATGTCGCGATTCTCGGGCTCGATCTGCAAGAGTACTTCTATCGCATTAATATTGATTTCGATGGGGTTGGTGATAAATTAAAATCTATAAATAAGTCTAATGACGAAGAGGGGAGCAGTGTTTTGCTTGGCTGCATCAAAGCCATTGGGTTGGCCTACCGTGCTTCGATCCAGCAATTGATGCTTAAAACACATCCCGATATAGAAGAGTCAGTAACTGGTCTTCCTATAGGGTTGCCCTCATCGCTTGTTTTGGCGAATTGGTATCTTCAAGATTTTGACGCGTCAATCCTTAATGGGATTAAGCCTGCTTATTATGGTCGATACGTTGATGACATTCTGTTAGTGGTTCCAATTGGCCGAATGCCTGCCAGCAAGAGCGGCGGTCCGGTTAAAGCATTTTTGCAGGAACTGTTGGTAAACGCTGGTCTTCTAGAAGAAATAGAAGACGGTACATACGAAGTGCAGGCTCGACCTGGTCTGCGTCTGCAGCAGTCGAAGTGCATTTTGCAGTATTTTGATGCAAAGCACTCAATAGCTGGTCTGGAGAAGTTTCAAAAGAAGCTCGAGGAAAATGGTAGTGACTTCCTGTTGTTGCCTGTTGATGAGGCAGATAACTCAATGGAAGACATAGCTTACGAATTACTATATGAAGGCTCCGTTAATAAGTTTCGTAGTGTAAAAGGGGTCGCGGAAAATAGATACGAGTTGGCAAAACATCTGGCAAGACAGACTATACTGCATTTGGTTACTGATGATCCTCCTGATCGAACGGTTAGCAAGGGATTGCAAAAGTTTTTCAAAGGACGCAGTGCAATCGAATTCTTCGATTTATGGGAGCGGGTCCTAACCTTACTTGGTATTTCTGGGGACGGTTCTACGCTGCGCGCCTTTACCAAGCAGCTAAAGAGCGAGATATCGAGTGTGCGTACCGGAGTCCCCGCGGTAACGAAAGCTCTACAGCGCGACCTAGAGAATCACTTGCTGTTCTCGCTCGCAATGTCGGAAGCGGTCTGTAGCGAAGACGTTGGGCTGTCCGATATTGTCGATGATATTCATTCGGAGCACCTTCGGCGCTCAAATATGCTCAGACATCACTTTGTCCGGGCGCCACTATTGAACTTTACTACTTATGCTGGTCCACTTAGTGCCAGAAAGTTGATGAAGCGTGCCAAGCTCGATAAGGAAAAGTTGCAGAGAACGCCTAGGTTTATTAACTTTGATGAGTGTATGTTGCTTGCATATAGCGGCAATGTCGAGACTAGTCGAAAGTCACCATTTGAGTTTGCTTCGTCGGTTTTTGAAGAGGCCAACCGGCAAGATATTAGTGGAATTACTTGGATAAAACTAGAAGCTGAAGAGGATTGATCTCGTGTTATCTTATGAAGAAATCGATGTTGGTTGTGATACTGCAGATCTGCACGACAACATTCAAATCGCTCTTGCTAACGTTCCTGTTGAACCTCGTAATGTGGAGGCCAGCTATTTGGGCACTCCTGTGCTAAGTCGAGCAAGGCTGAAACCTTTTACGAACCTATTAAACGAAATAGCAGTATATAGGAATAAGCAAAAGCGAAAGATCGATTTAGTTATATTCCCAGAGGTTAGCATTCCTCATGCTTGGGAAAGTATGTTAGTCACTTGGGCGCGTAGACATCGAATAGGTGTTGTCTGTGGCCTGGAGCACAAGGTCGATTTGAGGGGGCAAGCTCTAAATGAGGTGTTAGCTGCACTACCTTATGTCTCGCCAACTGGGCATTGGTCTTGTGTGCCCGTTCGTCGTTTAAAGAGGTTTTACTCGCCAGAAGAAGAATTCATTCTGACGAACGAGGGTTTGACAATGCCAAAAGCAAAAAACCCTTACCACCTTTTTCGATGGCGTGGCGCAAGTTTTGCGATTTATAACTGCTTCGAGCTGACTTCGATTGAGGATCGGGCCTTATTTAAAGGACACGTTGACTTCATCGTTGCTACAGAGTTTAACCGTGACACCAACTATTTTTCCAACATTGTTGAATCTGCGGCTCGCGATTTGCACTGTTATGTAGTTCAAGTTAACGATTCAGCATTTGGTGACTCACGTGTGATAAGTCCGTCTCCGTCCGTAAGTATGAATCCGCTTCGTATCAAAGGTGGGGAGAACTTGACGTTTTTGGCCATGAGCCTGGACCTCAAAGAGCTACGAGTTCATCAGAGAAAAGGTTATGGATTGCAGAAGGAATCCAAATTATTTAAGCCTACTCCGCCATTGTTTCCGCTCGACGGCCTGCGTAAGCGTGCATCATATGGTAAATAGATTTGGGGCTAATTACGTTTTCTCTGGGATCTGGAAGGCCCTAAATATAGGGAAGTGATGATGGTATCAAGATTCCATAACCAAAAGGAAGCTGCGTGTATTCAGTTGGAGCGCGCTATTAAGCTGTTCTTAGAGGAAGAGGATTACTACTCGGCACTTACGCTCGCTGGTGCGGCAGAGGAGATTTTCGGCCAGATGGTCGAACGTTCTGGTGCCGCATCGGCCTTCACTCAGCTACATGGTCGATTCGACGAATCGCTGACGCAGGAGGAGCGTAAGGCCATACGTGGTGATGGGGGGAAAGGCACAAAGGATGGTGTCAAAATTGCCCTCAACTCTGCTCGGAACTGGCTGAAGCATTCCGATGGAACGGAGGATACGATGTACATGGACATCGAGCAGGAAGCCTTCGATCTTTTGGAACGCGCAGTTGAGAGTCGTTGGCTTCTGTTGAGGGACGACACGCCGTCTACTAAGCGATTTCACGTGTACGCGAGCGAGCGTTACTGCTTCCCTGTGTTCAGCAAAACGGTTTGTCCACTGTGCGGACAACTTCAAGGGGTTCCCCTGCTATGGGGAGAACCAGACAGCAGAGCGTGGGGAGCCTATTTGCGGGGAGAAGTAATGCTGGCCGGATGTGTTGTCGAGACGCCAACGAATGGGTTGGTTCCGGAGAACGGATGTCTCGACTGTAACCATCGGTGGTGCGCACCTTGGGTTACAAGCGCATGAGCCTTCTCAACCGTTATGTTTGGTAACAATGCTACACTGGAAAGCTTTACAGCCACTGCCAATAACTCGAGATGCGCCTCTACTCATCTTCTGCCAAGCAATTCATTCGCGCCTGCGAAACTAATCAGATTTCCGAAAAATTAAAGGGGGCTTTTCAGATCTATCGTGGCCACAGTCCTGGAGAATCGGAGATAAACTCTTGGCGAAATTCTCTGAGGGCCATCGCAGACGTATTCCGCTTGGCGGACTTCGAGGCTCAGGGTGTGATACTTGAGTATCAGCTCCCTCTAACGTCGATGCGAGTGGATTGCATTGTCACTGGAAGAGATGCTGCCGGAGCAAGCCATGCAGTGCTGATCGAGCTGAAGCAATGGTCGAGTGTCGAGGCTAGCGCGGGACCGAATGAAGTTATCACGTTCGTCGCGAAGGCAAACCGCACTGTACTGCATCCTTCCGCTCAGGCGCGTGGGTATGTTAGTTACCTACAAGACAGCCACTCTGCGTTTGATTCCTCTGAGAAGAAAATCCATCTATCGGGATGCTGCTACTTACATAACTACGCGTCAAAGATCCCCGACCCCCTCCTAGATCAGAAATTCTCAGAGTTGACTGCGGCGTACCCCCTCTTTAACGCAGACCAGGTTGAGGAACTGGTTCAACATCTGAAAAGCAAGGTCGGGTTTGGCGAGGGATTAGACATTGCCGGGTTGGTAGAACAGAACACCTACAGAGCCAGCCGCAAACTTATGGATCATGTTGCCGACGTGATCGCCGGACTGCCACAGTATGTGCTGCTCGATGAGCAGTTAGTGAGCTTCGATGCGGTGTTTCATGCAGCAACAAGGGCATTCAACGAGCGCCGGAAATCGCTAATCCTAGTGAGGGGAGGGCCTGGATCAGGAAAATCTGTAGTGGCACTGAAGCTGCTTGGCGCCTTGATGAAAGCAGGATTTAATGCAAATTATGCGACTGGCTCAAAGGCATTTACGGAAACGTTGCGTACAACGGTTGGCAGACGAGGCAGTACGGCCTTGAAGTACACGCACAATTATATCGATGCCGCAAGCCACGCCGTTGACGTGTTGATTATTGATGAAGCTCACCGGATTCGTGAAAAGACGAAAATCATGTACAGGAAGCCCGGTCCGCTGACGCAGTTCGAGGAACTCTTCAATGCGGCAAAGACCTTGGTTCTCTTCATCGACGACGCCCAAACGGTCCGACCTGGGGAGATTGGGTCGGCGGAATACATTCGATCTGCTGCTTTGGCACAAGGGGCTTCGATCAGTGAGTTCGAACTGGAAGTTCAATTCCGATGCGGCGGAGCAGATGGGTTCGTAAACTGGATTGACAACACGCTGGGCATTCGTGACACCGCGAACGAAGTATGGGTTCCGAGCGAGGATTTCACGTTTCAAATCGTAGACTCTCCAACTGAACTTGAGAGACTGGTCATCGGACGAGCTTCGCATGGCAGCAGTGCGAGAGTAACAGCCGGGTTCTGCTGGCCATGGTCTAAACCTAATCAGGATGGGACCTTGGTACATGATGTTGTTGTTGACGGCTTCACCCGTCCTTGGAACGCTAAGCCTGGCTCTGTTCGTTTGGCTAATGATGTCCCTGAAGCGGCTTTGTGGGCAACAGCGCCTGGCGGGATCAATCAAGTTGGTTGTGTTTATACAGCGCAAGGGTTTGAATTTGACTATGTGGGCGTCATCTTCGGTAAGGATCTTCGGTACGATGAGCTGACCGGACAGTGGATCGGGGATCCTAGTCATTCTCACGACAAAGAAGTAAAGCGCAGCCCTAACTTCCTTGAACTCGTAAAGAATACTTATCGCATCCTGCTTAGCCGGGGTATGAAGGGATGCTACGTGTATTTCGAGGATAAGGCTACGGAGAAGTTCTTCCGGTCAAGAATGGCTGACTCCGACCAACATTCACTTCCACATGGCGCAGAGCTGGTCGGTTAGGCTGGTAATCGGTCGCCTAGTCAGTAGCTGAGTGGTTGAGCTATTGCACATGCTACTGTCGGGCGCCATAATGCCAAAGATGCCGTTTTAGACCGTATACATTTTCGTCTACAACAGCAGAGCAGACCGGGCTGAAACCCGCATGGATACTGACTCCTGGCGTTTTTTGGGGGATTCCCCCTCTCTCCGCCAGAACATTGTGCAGATCATCTGACGCATGCAAAGAACCGCTGTCCTCACAGGAACAGCGGTTTTTTTTCGTTCTGCAAATTCATCCGCACGGTTTTGCTACAACTGAGCAA